GCATATACACACTTTCATAGACTTGTTTTTAACATTAAAAAGATTATTCCTGGTTCTACATTAGGTAGTTATGCAGCTGCTTTATTTTTATTAAAGGAACATACAGGAATGTCAGAGAAACAAATACTCGAAATATTAGATAATACCTTTAGTGAAGAAATGGATTTACACGGCTCTCAATGGTTTCTATCTGAGACGAGACTTATACCTGGCAATTTTAAATTAGTAAGAGATATTGCTCATCCTCAAACTGGAGAGCTTATCGGATTAAAAGGCACATTCGTAGAAAATGTAAATTTTAGAGAACCAGTTGGAAGCTTTTCTAATATAAATATATACGAAGTAAATCATAAGTTAACAAACCAAACATTATTGGTTACAAACCACGATATTACAAGATGAAACATTTAGACTTTAAAACATATATGAAACAATGGGAAGACGCTGCTGCTAATTCTGCCGGTGGAGGTGGAGTTGCAGGTATTGGTGTTGGTCCACAAGGTGAACCTGGTCTAACTCCTGATCAAATCAAAAAACATAAAAAGAAAGTACGTTTATATGATGGCAGAACTAAGGAGGGTAAAAAGTTCGTACAACGTATCCTCGCTAGGAGAGCAGCACGTGAAGCAAATCGTAAAGTGGATTAAAAACCTCTTCACCGGTCCTCGGTGGGATCTCACTGTAAGTTACAATACTACATGGGGAGATAAAGACGATAAATCTTATACCGTTAAAAAGTTTAAAAAATTATCAGATAAACATATAAAGTTTATAGATAATAATGGTAAGTCAGTAGAGATACGTTCTACAGCTGGATTACATTATCGTATTGAGGAATTATAGTGTATCAATTTTTTATAGCAATTATTTTAATTTTAGGTGGTAGTAGTTATTGGTTATATAATGAAAACCAAATACTTATTGCAAATAATCAAAAATTAGAATATGCTGTGGAAGAACAAAAAGCTGCAATCGCAGCAATTCAAGAATCTTATGAAGCTCAGGGCAAAGCAATGCAAAATCTGCAAAGAGCAAATGCTCGTATAGAAGCTGAAAAAGATAGATACCTAGATATTTTTCGTAGACATAATTTAGATAAATTGGCTATAGCAAAACCAGGCCTAATTGAAAATAGAGTTAATGGTGCAACAAAGTCAGTATTTGAGGACATTGAGAATGATAGCAAGAACATTGCTGATCTTGATAGCAACAGCTCTAATTAGTGGTTGTAGTCTATTAGGAACTAAAGAAGTAGAAATAGTAACTAAGCCTGTAAAGATTGAAATTATTCAACCAACAATGCCAAGGGAAATTAAGCTGGATGTTCCCACTTGGTATGTAGTATCAGAAGCTGTAATTACCAATCCTTGTATTGAAAGATTGCAAGACGATGGTTCTATGAAAAGACCAAAGACTTGTATTTTAGAGGATAGAGAAAATCCAGATTGGCCTGAGGGTTATACGTATCTAGATAGGTTTCTAGATGATATGAAGAAAATTAACGGTGGTGATGTTGTATTTGTCGCTACTACAATAAAAGATTATGAAAAAATGTCTGCAAATGTTCAAGAACTACGCAGATATATTCGTGAACTCGGTGAAGTGATCGTATACTATAGAAACGTAACATTACCTGATGGTGAAAAAGCAGTTGGTATAGCAATTGAAGCCGAGGATAACAAATAATGTGGGGTTTAGTACTTTCAATTTTAAAATCTATTATTACAGCAGCAGCCAAAAATACTGCTCTTAAATTTCTTCATCCACACTTACTTAAACTCGATAAATGGTGCGAAGATAAACTTGGCATTGATATTATCAAACAAGATAAAAAGTTTAAAGATAAGTGGCCACTCGTAAATCAGAGACTAGAAGACTTAGAAGCTGATTCACACCCTCCAAAATGTCTCAAAGAGTTTGATGACTTTGAAGAGATAAATCGTCGATTGACTGAGATCGAAAATAAGTTAAAATAACTATTTACTTTTTGGCGTAAATAGTATATAATAGTATCTGTATATGAATGGGAACAACATAATGTCTATAAATGTCACTAAACGAGATGGTAGTCTCCAGCCATTTAATTTGGAGAAAGTACACAAAGTTTTAGAATGGGCCGTTGAAGGTATCAGCGGCGTATCAATGTCTGAAATCGAACTAAAATCAAATATTCAATTGTTTGATAAGATTGCAGCATACGATATTCATGAGCTATTGATTAAATCTGCTTCTGAACTTATTTCTGAACAAACACCTAATTATCAGTTTGTTGCAGCAAGACTTGTAAGTTATAAATTACGTAAAGAAGTTTATGGTGATTATAAACCTTGGTCACTAAAACAACTTATTGTAGAGAATGTCAGCCGAGGCGTATATGATGGAGAAATCATGGAAAAGTATTCTCCTGACGAGATTGATGAGCTAGGTAATTATATTAAACATGAACGTGATGATACTTTTACTTATGCCGGCATGGAACAGTTTCGTGGAAAGTACTTAGTGCAAGATCGCAGATCTAAGACTCCGTATGAAACTCCTCAAATGTTATATATGATGATTGCTGCAACTTTATTTAGTAATTATAAAGAAAACAGAATCAAATTTGTTAAGGATTATTACGATGCAATTTCTCAATTTTATATCTCATTACCTACGCCAATCATGGCTGGAGTTCGTACGCCAACGAGACAGTTTTCATCCTGTGTACTTATTGAGTCTGGCGACAGTCTTGATAGTATTAATGCTACTTCTACAAGCATTGTCAAGTATATAAGTAAAAAAGCAGGTATTGGTATTGGTGCTGGTTCTATTCGTGCTCTTGGCTCAAAGATTGGAGATGGTTCAGTTGTACATACAGGACTTATTCCTTTTCTCAAGTATTTTCAGTCTGCTGTTAAGTCATGTTCTCAAGGTGGAGTTCGTGGTGGTGCAGCAACTGTATATCTACCTGTATGGCATTACGAATTTGAAGATCTTATTGTACTAAAAAATAATAAAGGTACAGAAGAAACTCGTGTACGTCATATGGACTATGCATTTCAATTTAATAAACTTATGTATGAACGACTTTTAGAAGGTGGTAATATTACATTCTTTGATCCGAATGATGTGCCTGGATTATATGATGCGTTCTTTGCTGATCAAGATAAATTCAAAGAGTTATACGAAAAATACGAAAGAGCTCATAGTGTACGTAAAAAGTCTTTACCTGCAATAGAAGTATTTTCCATGTTCTTACAAGAACGTAAAGATACTGGTAGAATCTATATGATGAATGTAGACCACGCAAACGATCATGGTGCTTTCGATCCAAAGGTTGCTCCAATTAAAATGAGTAATCTTTGTTGTGAAATTGATTTACCTACAACTCCATTAGAATCATATGATGATACTGCTGGTGAGATTTCTTTATGTACTCTTTCTGCAATTAACTGGGGTCTTATTAATGAGCCAAAAGAATTCGAAAAGTATTGTAATCTTGCAGTAAGAGGATTGGATAATCTTCTCGATTATCAAAGTTATCCAATCAATGCTGCTCATGTAGGTACAATGAATCGTAGACCACTAGGCATTGGTATTATTAACCTTGCTTATTTCTTAGCAAAGCGTGGTCTAAAATACGACGAAAGCGCATATGATATTATTGATGAATATGCAGAAGCTTGGTCTTATTATTTAATCAAGGCTTCTGCTGATTTAGCAAAAGAAATTTCACCTTGTATTAAAAATAATGACACAAAATATGCCCGTGGAGTTCTCCCAATTGATACATATAAAAGAGCGATAGATAATCTAACAGAGTCAACAGAGCGTCTACCGTGGACAGAGTTACGTAAGCAACTCACAGAAACTGGTATTCGGAACAGTACTCTCATGGCATTAATGCCTGCTGAAACGAGCGCTCAAATTAGTAACAGTACGAATGGTATTGAACCTCCAAGAGCTTTAGTATCATACAAACAGAGTAAGGATGGAGTCATGGCTCAAGTTGTCCCTGGGTACCATCACCTCAAAAATAAGTACGATTTACTATGGGATCAAAAAAGCCCAGAAGGTTATTTAGCAATTTGTGGAATTTTACAGAAGTATATCGATCAAGGTATTTCTGTTAATACGTCTTATAATCCTGAACATTACGAGGATAATAAGATTCCAATGTCTGTTATGTTAAAAGATCTCGTTACAGCATATAAGTATGGTTTGAAGCAATTATACTATTTTAACACTTATGATGGTTCAGGTGAAATTGACGATCATCACACTTATGATACAGGAACTACTGAAACACAAACAGTGGTTGAAGAAGAAGACTGCGAAAGCTGCAAAATTTGAGGATATAAATGAGCGTATTAAAAAGAAATAAAAAGTCACATTTAGAAAGAAACATGTTTTTCGATCAAGGCGTAGATATCGCTCGATATGATCAAGTAAAATTTCCAGCAATTGAAAAAATTACTGATAAGCAGCTGGGTTTCTTTTGGAGACCTGAAGAGGTTGATGTAACTAAAGACAAAAAAGATTTTAACGAGTTAACAGAACACGAAAAGCATATCTTTACGAGTAATCTAAAAAGACAAATTCTATTAGATTCTGTACAAGGACGTGCTCCTAACTTAGCGTTTCTTCCTATTGTGTCTCTACCTGAAGTAGAAACTTGGATTGAAACTTGGTCATTCTTTGAAACAATTCATAGTAGATCTTATACACATATTATCAGAAATATCTATCCTGATCCAGGCTCTGTTTTCGATAACATGCTTGATATAAAAGAAATTGCAAATTGTGGTACTGACATCGCAAAATATTATGACGATTTGATTGATAATCCTACAAAAGAAAATCTTTATATGTGTCTGATGTGCGCTAATGCACTGGAAGGCATTAGGTTTTATGTATCGTTTGCATGTAGTTGGGCGTTTGCAGAGCTTAAAAAGATGGAAGGTAATGCTAAGATTATCAAGTTTATTGCAAGAGATGAGAATACACATTTAGCTGCTTCTACTTCTATGATTAAATCATTGTGGAAAGAAGGCGATGAATGGACTAAAATGCATGCAAAGAAAGAACAAGAAATAGTAGACCTATTTGTAAATGTGATTGAACAAGAAAAACAATGGGCCGAATATCTTTTTAAAAATGGATCGATGATTGGACTTAACGAGACAATTCTAAAAGAATATATAGAATGGATTGGCTGTAAAAGAATGAGAGCAGTTGGTCTACCTTGTCCATATACGATTCCAAAAATGAATCCATTACCTTGGACAGAAAAGTGGATTACTGGGGGAAGTGTACAAGTTGCTCCACAAGAAACAGAAATTACTTCCTATGTAGTTGGTGGAGTAAAACAAGATGTGTCTGAAGATACATTAAGTGGATTAAGCTTATAATGCCAACACAACTTAAATTTAATTTTGATAAGCCGCGAGATTGTACTCCAAAAGAACAAAAAGAGTGGATTGGCGGTGAACTTAAATATTGGGCTGATGTACAAGGAAAACTTATTATAGGTCTCTCTATTTTACAAGTAAGTTTAATAGGTTTTATGATAAGTATGATGTATATAATACAAAACATTTTAGGAGAATAAATGAATATAGATATTGAAATTTATGGTAAAGACCATTGTCCGTATTGCGATATGGCTGTGCAGCATGCACAAAATATTATTGCTAATAGAGGTGCTGGCAAATATGAATATAAAAAACTTGGAAAAGATTTTCAAAAAGAAGAACTATTTGAAAAGTTTCCAGGCGCAAGAACATTTCCACAAGTAAGAATTGATGGCCGGGCAATTGGTGGATATACAGAATTTAAGGAAAAATATCAATGATCTTATCATGCGAATATTGTTACAATAGGTTTGTAATTAAAGCTGATGAGAAAGATGTAGAAATAAATTTTTGTCCTCATTGTGGAGAACCACCTGAAGAAGAAATGCAAGAATTGGATTTCGATGAGTGATTGGATATATCAAGGCATGGCTTTTACGCCTGACGAGCCTTTTACATACGAAAAATACGGCGACGATTGGTATGGTTTTGTTTATTGCATTACAAACAGAGCTACAAATCAAAAATACATCGGAAAGAAATTCTTTTGGAAATCCAAAACTTTACCGGTTACGAAAACACGTAAAAGAAGAAAACGTACACTGGTTGAATCTGACTGGAGAACATATTACGGGTCTAGCACGCATCTAAACGAAGATGTCAACTCTATGGGAAGCGACTTCTTTTATAGAGAAATAATACATTTGTGTAAAACTAAAGGAGAATGCGCATATATGGAAGCAAAAGAGCAGTTTGATAGAGATGTATTACTCACAGACGAATACTATAATGGTATTATTAATTGCAGAATCGGCGCAAAAAGTGTAAAAAACTTGTTTACAAATGACCAAAAATAGATTATAATATATACTATTATGGCTAAAATATACAAGTTTCCTTCTGGGAAACTATTACAAGATACTACTGAGGATGATCAAATAGCTGAATTATCCGACGAATGTGTTTCTATAGCTCAGTTTTTAATGGAAGTAATGGAAACTGTAGTACAAAATGGTGATGCATCTGATTACTCAGATTTTGTTCATATGAACTTTAGAGAAGAATCATTTGCTGAATCCCGTGACATGTTTGTTGTTGTAAATTTTTTAAATGCCATGTTTAACAGATATATTGGTATTCCACATGTCTTGCATAAACAATTAGACAAACAATACGTAAATATTAACTATATTATTAACAAAAAAGCGAAGGAAGATGATATTACTTGATTATAGTCAAATTGCAATAAGCAACATTATTGTACAAAAATTAAACGATGAAAGCATGATACGACATATGATACTTAATAGTATTAGAATGTATAACAAAAAGTATCGAAACGAGTACGGACAAATGGTAATCTGTGCTGATGGAATGAACACCTGGAGAAAAGAGTTTTATCCATATTACAAAGCATCACGTAAAAAAGGTCGTGATGAATCCTCTCAAGATTGGCATGAAATATTTAGAATCCTGCA